GTCTTCAGCAGCATCTACCTGAAAACAGGGTGGGAAATCAAAGCGTTCAGTTCGCGTTCAAAGCCAGACCAAGGCTACCAAGCTGACCTGATACACATCGACGAGGACGTGCTTGACCCTCGTCATTACGAAGAGGCAGCAGGTCGATTGATTGACAGGAGCGGCAGGCTTATCTGGTCTGCACTTCCTCACGACGACAACGATGCAATCGCTAGGTTTTCAGAGAGAGCCGAAACTCAGGCTGAGGAACACGAAAGAGGAGCAGCGAAGCCAACGTCAGTGGTGTATCGAATATCAATGGAGGCAAACCCTTACCTCCCAGCCGAAGCAAAGAGAGCAGCGGTTGCTGGATGGAAGTCGATGGGGGATGACGTTTACCGAAAGCGAGCGTTAGGAGAACTCATCACCGACAGCGTGCTTATGTATCCGATGTGGAATCGTGGGGTGCATGACATCGACAGATACAAAGACCAGTTGGCGGAAGCCGGTGCTTACCTCAAGGAAAAAAAAGTACCGCTTAATTGGTGCAGGAGGTTGGCGGTTGACCCCGGTCACGACACTGGAGCTGCGGTCCTGATTGCGACACCGCCAAGTGGAAACTGGCACTTGGTGTACGGAGAAATCTACATACGGCAATGCACGGCGGCGAAGATAGCTAAAGCTCTTGAGCTGGTCACTAACAACGTATGGTTTCAGTCTTTCATCATTGACGCTCATGGTGGAAATCTGACTAGCCTCGATACGGGCATTGCTCCCAGAGAAGCGTATGAGCGAGAGATGGCTAATCTTGATGTCAAGTGCGTTGAGTCAGGAAGCAGGTTTATCCCCGGATGCTCAGTTATTGCTTACAGGGAAGAGGTGACGAGGGGGATGCTGTCTGTTGGCTCAAGCGGTTCACCCACAATCCTTGTCGATTTCGATGCTTGCCCTAACCTAGACCGAGAAATGCGAAGGTTCAGGAAGAAGAAATCAAACGGTCAGGTGACTGACACAGGAAATCGTCGTGCTAACACTCACGCTATTGAATGCCTGGAGTACACAGCAACTTACCTGAACGACACAAGCAAACCATACATTGCGCCGAAAGGCAGAAGAAAGAAAGTTACTCCCGGCCAAAGAAGGGTCAGGGAATTTCGCAAGCGAGTGAAGCAACGGCAAGAGGCCGCGAATCCATTTGGAGTTAGCAGCACCATCATTCTCGGACCTCAAGGAAGTATCAGTGGCTAAAAAAGCAACCCGAAGAAAACCAGAACCTAAGACTGAAGCCGCACCTGAATCAGTGCTGGTGAAGGAAGTGGAAAGCGTGGAGGTTGAAAAGCCTTGGCAAATGCCACAGCCCTGCCGTGGTCAAGCGGTGGTCTTTTATTACCGAGCAACTGTTTCAGAAAGAAACGCTGACATGGCTTTTGTTACGTCAGTCGGTGAACAATCAATCGACGTTGCGTTCCGTGGTCAAGGGTACGCTGAGTGTATGCACATCTCAGACCCGCGACTTGAAGTTAATCCAGAGCTTCGTCAGGAGATTGGTGGGGTCTGGAAGTTTACAGATGAAAAGGTAGACAACGAAGCAAGGCTGGCAGACCTCGAAAAGCGAGTCAAGCAGCTTGAAAGTATCGCAGGCGCACCACTCAAATCCTGAGAGAGATCATGGAAGATTACGGACAGAAGCCAACAGGTCGCCCGAAGTATCCGCTCAAGCCTATTGTTGATCGGTGGCGAAGGGTTTTTACGTCTGCAAGAAAAGACAGGAAAGAAAAGTTCGATGTCTACGCTGACGAGGCAATGAACTTTTATGACGGACCTGTCAATCACATGTGGAAGGCAATGAGAAGCGGCAAGAAGGGGTCAGGTCACGATGGCTTCTTGGAGCCAGATGTGCAGATGCCACAGTTTGAAATGAGCGTCAATCGCTTGTTTGAAGCAGTGAGCATGTTTGGTCCTGTTTTGTACCATCAGAATCCGGTTATCGCTGTAACCCCGACTAAGCCCGTAGAAGTTGGGATAGAAACATTTTACGCATCGAACCCGGAAGCCTTGCAATATCTCGGCATGACCGAGGCAATTCAAACAGGGCAGGTTAATGATCCAGCAATCGTGCAGACAGTGCAGGCACTCTACCAGCAATACGGGCAGATGTCTGAGCAGTCGCGTCAGATGCATGAGATGAACAAGGATCACTCCAGAATCCTTGAGTCGCTAAGCAACTACATCCAGCAAGAAGGAAGCAAGCAGGATGAAGCTCGCCTTGCAATCGCAGAGGCCATTATTACCGGCCTTGGCATAGTAGAGGTCAAGATGGAGCAGCCGCCCGGAGGCGGTCCCAAGATGGCAAAGAGCAGATACCGCAGCAACAAAGATTTGCTTATTGACCCGGACGCTTGTTACTGGCGTGATGTAACTTGGATTGCACTGAAGACCATCGAGCCGGTCAATGTTGTTGAGAAAAAGTTCAACCTGCCACCGGGGTCGCTTAAAGGAAAGTACGCCAAGAAGTCTGCATCTGACTCAGCACCAAGAGGCGGCAAAAGAAATGGCGACGGAAGCTACGCGGGAGTGTCTCACGACCTGATCGAATACTATGAAGTTTACAGCAAGAATGGAGCAGGTCAGAACTTAAAGCTTTCAGAAAAAGAAAAAAACATTGCTGGTTTGGAAGCCTTGGGGGACTTCGTTTACCTCGCAATTTGCGAGCAGTGTCCATACCCACTGAACCTTTCTCCCGAAGTAATGAACTCTGGGGACTTGCAGTCTGTCCTCGACGCCAGCTCTTGGGAAGTGCCTTACTGGGACGACTATTGGTCGGACGGCGGCTGGCCCATCTGTAGGCTCAGTTTTTACAACAAGCCCGGAGAAGTATGGCCCATCAGCATGGTCAAGCCGTGCATTGGTGAATTGAAGTTTGTGAACTGGTGCATGAGCTTCATCGCAGACAAAGTTGCAGCAGGGTCAAAAATTTACGTTGGATGCTTAAAGGAAGCGGCGGAAAATATCAGAAGCCAGCTTACGTCTGGAACTGGTCCCTTCAGTGTGATCGACCTTGAGCGAATCAGCGGAAAAAGCCTGAACGAAGTCATTACCTTCCTCCAGGCTCCTTCGTTCAGCATTGATATTTGGAACATGGTTGCACAAGTGAACAGTGCCATCGACAAGCGACTCGGCCTGACAGAGCTAATGTATGGGCAATCAAGCAGGCAGATGCGTTCCGCAGCCGAGGCTCAGTATCGACAGCAAAACATCAACATCAGGCCAGATGACATGGCTTCGCGTGTTGAAGACTGGCTTTCGTTGTCTGCCATTAGAGAAATACAAGCAATGAGATTCGTTGCTGAGTACGAAGATGTTGCACCAATCCTTGGGCCTGTGGCTGCAAAGGTGTTTGCCGAACAAATACTGACGCAGGATGTGTCGGCGATAACGCGAGACTTCTCCTATCGCGTTGAAGCAGGAACAGCTCGCAAGCCAAACAAAGATACACAGATTGCACAGCTCACAGATGTTGGGCAATACGTCCTTCCTGTGATTCAGCAGGCAATGATGTCGGGCGTGACGCGACCTTACAACGCATACATGAAATCCCTTGGACGGGCGATGGACATTGAAGTCGATGAGTTTCTGCTTGGAGAAGAAGAACAGCAAATGCTCATGCAAATGAATGCACCTCCGCAAGCCTATCAACAAGAGGAACAAGCCAGTGAACAGCCAGAGAATTAAAAGCATTGAGCATGACATGGACTTGGCCGGTGTGCGTGACATTTACGATGCGATGGTCAGCGAAGGCCAAAGCCCGAACATGGCAGCAATGCTTGCCCTTCAGCAGCCTCCGGGTAGCTGGAATACGGACAGTGATTTCAATCGCAAAGAGAACAGCCGCATGTCAGGCATGGAGGATGACCAGATCGACAAGGTGGTTCGCATTGCCAAAAGAGCAGGGATCAACACTCACGGAAAAACGTACAACGGCCAGCTTGGTAAGTATGACGATCCGGGGGCTTGGGTGTCTGGGACGGGGGATGTGAAAGACACGGCCATGAGAAAGGGTCTTACAGTCAAAGGGGCTGTAAACGTAGACGCTTATGCTGGCCCCAAGAAAAAGGTCAGGATTGCACCAGACATCCTTGACGGTCTTGAGAAACGAGCAAGGTCGAAGAACGCAAAACTAGATGAAAAGTGCAAGAAGAGTGATAATGCAAGAACTGAGTTGAGGGAGCGGTTGACCAACAAGCACACCAAGCCAAAGGATTGACTGTGAATTACTTGATGAGCAACGAAAGAAGACGCGAGGTCAGGTGGGTCACAAGGACTGCTTACTTGAAGACAGCAGAACGCTTTATGACGCCGCACCTAAACCAGCCTGAAATACTAAGGATCACGCTGGGCGAAACTAGGCAAAAGCTCATCGAAAGCAAGCGATTCAAATCTGTGCTTGGTGGCGTGTTTCTCGCACTGGCAATGAAGTTTGCAGCCAAAATTATCGAACAATGGATTGAGGACAACTTGTTTA